ATCAGTGCCATAGATTTGATTATGGGCTTCGGCATATGCCGCACCTTGTAAAAAATAATCATCAATCCATTCTCGTTTCTTTGGTTTACGAGAGGTTTTAAAGTCAATGATTGCTGGTTTTCCATTCCACACACCAACACAGTCTGTTGTGCCAGCGTAAAGACCAGGATAATATAATGGAACTTCTGTACCCCATACTTCATCTACTTTAGATAGGCCTTGCTCAATGACAATCTCTGACAATTCTCTTGCCATCTGATGTATCAGGTTTGAACCATTTGGTCTATCTTCTTCTAAGATATATTTTTCGAGGTGTAAGTGAACTTGTGTTCCAATACCAGTAGCAAGTCGCATAATTCTATCTGCTTCTTCATTGCCGACACGTTTGCGCCATTCAAATAAAGCAGATTTGTCTGCAAGTGCGGAGAGTACTGTAGTAACACTTGGTAAAGGCTGTCCGCCGGGCGTTTGATAATGCCGACTGCCTTTAATGTTTACTCGTTCTAGTGGTTTATAGGTAAATTTTTCTTTAAGCATAGTACTATTATACTACACTTTGAATGGTAAAGCAAGAGTTTTTTAAAGTTTTTCTTTAATTTCTTCGATTAGTTTTGCTTTAGTGTGGCGTCTGTCTAATTGAATACCTAGATTTTCTTCTGCCCACATATCAATTTGCTTTTTAGTCATTGATTCAAAATCAACTTCTGGCATCTCTGACTGCTCTTCAACTGTCTTTACTGCTTCACCTACAGCAATTGATACGATTTCACTAGTTGCTACTGCGTTTGCTAAATCTTTTGCTTCGTTATCTGCAACACGTTTCATAAACTCTCTGTGGCGTTTTGCATCTTGGACTTCTTTTCTAAATGCTTTCTGTTTTGGAGATAAACTTTCAATGCCGCCTTCTGGATTTTTCTCTAATTCTTCAACGTGTTTCTTCATTTCTTCTTTAGAGATTGTTATAATTGGTTTACTAATTATTAGTGCCATTATTTTTTCACCTTTGTTTTTGCTGTTTTGACTGCCAGTTTGCGTACTGTGTCTTTGTCAGCAGTATTTTTGTTTTTTGTTGGATGAACTAGGTCTATTGTATCAGTTGTAACTTTAGATACATACTTACTATTTCCCAATAAACTAACCATTGACTCTGCGTCAACTGTATAACCCATTCCGTTCAACTCACGCACCATCATATCCATAGTAACTGATGGAATATCATTCGCTTTTAACGAAATAAGATAAGCATTAATATCGCCCATTAACTGAGCATCATAATTCGCCTTCTCTTGTAGAAGTTTGGCGAAATTCATATTATGCTCTTTCTTCTCTGCCTACTGGATTTGTTTCTTCGCCTGAAGACGATTCATCACCACCAAAGTCTGCTGTGATATCATCTTCTAAGTCAGCGCCCATATCACCGCCAAGTTCTACATCACCCATATCATCAGCCATTTTCTCGCCTGATAGAACTAGTGTTGCATCTTGTACTGCATCTTTAGCCGAACGTGCTTGTCCTAGTAGACCGTTAATCGCATCATCAACTGAACCTTTAAACGTTGCCGCTTGGTCAGGACCATGTGAATATGCCATTTCGTCTGATAATGGACCGATTTGGTCGTTTTGAATTTTGCCTAGTTTCTCAATTACGTCTTGTAATTCATCAACAATGCCTCTGGCAGCCATTGTGATTTCCGCCTCAGCCGCATCAACTTCAAGTAGAGCGTTTAACTCTTCCATTAAAGTCTTTTCTAAGTTAGTTTTTTCCATTTTATTTCCTTGGTTATTAAATTTAATTACATTCCGTAATATTCGGTATTTTCATCCCAGTTATCTAGTACATCTTTTAGTTTGTCATGCATATTATACAAGTCGCCTGTACCTGCTTTATCTCCACCACGCATCATCAAATGACTATTTTCTGCTCTATATTGTATCGCATGTTCTAGTTGTTTCATGCTGGCTTCTAATCTGTCTTTAGCGATAGATAATTGTGAGTCATTCTTCCATCTGTAATGGTCAGGACCTTTTTCTTCCTCATCTTCTGCTACTTGTTCTGTCTCTGGACTAGCGTCACTGGTAGTTGTTTCGCCAGTCTGTGATAAGTCCAAGTCTATTGCTTCAAGTGTTTCTTTGAAGTTAGGATAAAAATTCTTTGATTTCTTTTTCTCTACTACTTCTTCAACACTCTCATTTGCTCTTTTTAAGGCATTTGCTACGCTTGGATGTGCTGATAATCCCTTTGCAATCTTTTCAATAGTTGCAACAGCACCTGAATAATTACCGTCTTTATATCTAGGGTCGTTTAATATACCGAATGCCATTTTAATTTGTTTATCAGAAAACTCTGCTTTTTCTTCAGTCACTTCTTGCTGTTCATATGAAGATGAAGTATCTTCGCCGTGGGCTTTTAATAATGAAGTGATTGTTTCAATCATAAGCATATTTTCCACATACTTCTGACTCATATATTGATGAGTTTTTAATTCAACTTGTTCTGCTTGTAGCGACTTCTTTGCCTCTTCTAAAGTTTCAAAGTCTCCATCAACTGCATATCCAAAGTTCTTCTTCAAGTATTCATTCATACGAGAAGACACGTGAATATCTGTCGAGTTAAAAAATTTGTTATCGTTTAAATTCATAATAAATCCCAATATTAATACATATTACATGTATTTATCTTTTTAATACACAAACATAATTTTTAAAGAATTATGTTCTCGTAGAGATTAGATATCTTACGTTTATATTTGCCTGCCTCGTGTTTTGACTGTGAGAACCTTGCTTGAGCAATATCCATTCTGCCTTCGTTAACTGCACGTTTGGCCACTTGATATGAGTTCTTATGTTGGATTGCTGAAGTATAATTACGTTCAAATAATGCATTAATTCTAATTATTTCCATAATTTCTGGAGAATTAATTGTTTTGCCTTCATTGAGATGATTAGCAATACAACAAACTGTTTCATACAATTGTATATCTTCAAATAATATAGAATCACTGCGAGTATCAAGTATATCGTATCTTTCTTCTTTGTTTTTCTCTACTGAAAATGCGCCAACTTTGACACCTTTCTCAGTTTTAGTAGATTCTGTAATTGTTTTCTTAACTTTATGTGCTACACTCGTTGTTGCTTCAGCAAAACCTTTCATAATGTTTGCCATAGCATCGACATCTGCACGTTTTACGCCAGGTGTGATATCTACTGGTTGTTCTGAATTATTTGATTGAGGTGATGCTTCATTTAATTTAACAGTCTCGCCATTCATAACTTTCATTAGATTAGCCATCATGCTTACATCTTTTTGACTTGGTACTGACATTTTAGAACTCCTACTAGTTGTTAAACAGTTTTATACCCTCGCAATGTAGGAACTAACACACCTTTGTGTGTCAATTTCTCTGCCAGAACCTCTTCTCTGCCTGACAACTGCGATTCATTTACATAATCTCCCTCAGAAAAGTATTTATTTAATAAATTCTCCTCTTCCTCAGTAATCATTACATATAATCCACCTAATATTTCTTTTAATTTCATAATTGCTCTTGTTTTCTTAATCTATTAAGTAAATTTCTAAACTGTATTCTAGTATCTGGGCTCATTGCCAGATTATCTAAGTTTTGGGCTTGATGTGCCATTGCTTGTCTCTGAATTGGAGTCAATGGTCTGCCTTTTTCTGCTTTATCCATCGCATCTGCTGTTTGTGCCGCAGTTGCACCGCCTAAATTGTCTCTGCCAAGTCTTTGCATGGCTTGTGTTCTTGCTGTTTTCATTTTCTGGTCTGATTGAGCAGCCGCACCTGGTGTTGGTTCAACTGGCTCTTCAACCCCTACATATGCATCTTTTCCCCTAGCATCTGGTCCTTGTGAACCTGTGCTGTATGCTTCGTCTAAAGATTTCCATTCATCATACGATAGAAAAATATCTGTATCTGGGTCATAATAACTGCCCTCTTTTGGGTCATAATATACAACTTTACCAGATTTAGTCATAATAGGACCTTCTAGTCCGTCTCTGGCTTTATATTTTTCTGGCATAGCAGGAAGTTCTGACCAACCTTCTTTTACTTCTGATTGTTTCATATCTGGATAAACTTTATCTAGTATTTCCCAGTATTCGTCATAGTCATATACCTTATCACCTACTTCTACATCCATAGGATAAGCATCAAAGTGTTTTTTGTGGTCATCAACGTAATCTTTTATGTCTGTCGCAATACTTTCTGATAATCCCATCATACTTTTAATTGTACTTTCATCTTTAGATTTTAATGCAGACATTACTTTAATATAATCAGAAAAACTTAATGTTTTCATTCTTGCTTTGACATCTTCTACTGGAGAATCAATAAGACTAGCGATGTCTTGCATTCGGTCATCTACACCTTCAACAAACATTGTTTTCTCTATTTCATTCTTTAATGACATTATATTCTCCGTTATCGCCTATTTAGTGTCTTTAAACGCTTACTCGCTGGATTCATTCGCTTAGTCATTTTTGCTTTACGTTTCATTCTAGCGCCCATTTTTGCTTTTGTTCTTGCTAATGTGAAGCGTTTCTTCATATTAACTGGTTTAAAACAATTTCCAGGTTTAGTTACTGTTTTACCTTTAAGTCTTCCTGAACTACATCTATACTTACGAACAATACTTCTGCCTTTACGGGCATAAACTAATTTCGCTTCATATATCTCTTCAGAAATTTCTTCAAATAACATCTTTTTAGCCTATCAAATTAAACATCTGTGCAAATAAGGCAATAAGCATTGTCGAAAATAAAGTTGATGCTGTCCATATCAAAATTTTCTTCGTCTCTGCAAAACCTTTTTCCATTACTGCTTCGTTCTTATCAATCTTTTCATTAATGTCTTTTAATGACTTATTAAAATGATGATACCTCTCATAGCATACTGCTACGTGAGTCTCTAAACTCTCTGCTTCTAAATGTGCTAATTTTGGTTCCTTATCAGCCATGGTAGCATCTCCCTAAATTAAATTACTAATTGTATTTATCATTTGTAGCCAGGAATTAATCTTCAAGTAAAACCAAAAAGGAGACATTATGTCTCCTCTCTCAATTAATTAATTTAATTAATTTAATTATTTTCTATCAAATGGTCTACCTAATTGACCTCTTTTAGTACTATATGTTGTTGCACCTATTCTTTTTCCTAATGCCCTACCAGCGGCACCTGCGGCTGCGATTGCTCCAATACCAGCGGCTGCTTTTACGATTGGTTTATCCCACATCTTCTTCTTTTTATCTTCACTATCGTCAACAATATAATTACCACGTTTCTGTAGTTTTAGAAGTGCTGGCATTATTTCTGCCAATCTTGCTTTTCTACGCATCCATTGAACTAATCTTGTGACTACTAGTGCTTTTTGATTTTGACTCAAGTTGTCCCAATCTCCTACAAGTCTACGAACTGACTTTAACATACCATCTTGGACATTTAAATTTCTTTGATATCTTAATAGATATCTTTGCTCAAATGATGAATCGTTTCTATTATTAGAATAATGAAGTAAAAATCTCAAAATGTCTGCTTTCTGTAATGAAAGTCTGCCTCTTGCTATTTCATCTTTTTCGTCATCGCCAATATCGTTGTCTTTTCCCATTAAACGATTAAGAGCCATATACATATCAGTACCATTAGTTCTGAAATAATCAAAGTTTCTGTAAACCATAGTACGAGATGCTATATCTCCTGCCAATGGGGCAAAGTCGTAATCTTTATTAAAAATATTTAATATAAGAAAATGAACAAAAACTATATCTGCCGCATCATTAATATTAACATCAGACGCCATCTTTTTAGTTCTGAACAATCTACTTTCAGATAATGTATTAACAAATTGAACTTTGTTTACCATTTTCTGCAACTCCAATATCTTGCTTTGTGCTTTGGTCCAGGATTATCGCAATTATGTCTTGCTCTAAAATTCTTTCGTTTTCCTGGATTAGACTTTTTAATTCTAACACCCTTTTGCCCGAAGTTAACTTTAACTACATTGCCCTTATCATTCTTAACATAGACTTTGAATTTTTTAACATCACCAGCACTAGGTTTATTTAATTTAACAGTACGACCTTGATATTCTGCTTCAAAAAGTCCTTCTTCGCAGTATGCAAGATATCCATATTCTTCATGGAAATCTTGTGAGTCTTCTAATGTAACTTCTGTAATTGGTTGCTCTATGAGTTCTAACTCATCAATCAATCTTCTTAATTCTGTATTATCCGTCATATTAATTCTCTTTTACTATATCTTTACAAGTATCACTCGCATATTTTTTAAAGTACCTAGGCGCAAATGCGTGTAAAAATACTGCCAGTGCGGCCTTTTTCAAACGCCACGCAATACCCATTGCGTGTTTAAAATGTTGCCAGCGTGTCATATCTGCCTCATCTAAATGCAATTTACACTTCTCGCTAAACATTATTACTTCCTCGTTCTTACATATTATATGTATTTATCTTACTTGAGGGCTCCACTTGTAACTCTTTTACTGTTAGGATGTCTCTTTGCTGTAAAAGTAGAGTGTGACATATCTTTCTTTACTGGTGGTTGTCCTTTTTTTCTTGCTTGTGTATACGGTATTGTTCTTTTGCCCATTGTCTTATTATTAGTAGTTAAAATTATCTCTCTTGTCTCATGTTCGCCGCTGTAAAACCTGCTCTATTGACTAGTTTTACATCCTTGTCTATTACATATCCTTCTCCGCCTCTTTCACCGTTTGTACTGGCTTCGATATCTGCTGGCTGAGAATCTAATGCTGTAATAATCTTATTCTTTGTTGTCATTACACCTTTAATAAATGTAAATATTGCTTCAAATCCATCACTATTTTCTTGGGCGTATTGAAGTACTCTTTCTTTTTTAGGTCCACTTAGTTTTGATGTTTCTACCCATTGACTAAAACTCGCTCCTAGGTTATCTAAGTTNCCTGCTTTTGTGCTATTATTGATATATGTATAAAGAATATTACGAAAATCTGTCATTTTTAATTCTGCTGGAACTGCCAATAATTTATCAATTGCATTAGCATTTGATTTTAAATAACTTTCTAATCTGTCTACTTCTGGTAAGTCAACACCAGGCGATGTAGTAACATATACTGGAGGCATAATAAATGTTCTACCATCTTTAAGTTGCCCCATATCTACACTGCTTTTGTTTCCTTCTAAATCAATTGATTGATGTACAACAATACCTACATCACTTCCTGTAATCTTTTGGCCTATTTCACTTTTTTCGTTCACTGAATATGTTGTAGTGTTTGGCTTAAATATAAGTCTACCATCTTTTGATGGAGGGGTTGAGAACCATAATAAGTCGCCGTGTAAATATCCTCTGAAGTCGTCAGGAATAACACTCTCTACTTTGTCCCATATATTTTTCATTTGTGTTGCGAATGCTTTACGGCTATCTTCAATCTCGCCTTTGGCTCTGTTTAAAAACATTTGCTCTAAGTCATCACTGCTTGTTACTCTGCCGTTATAACCTTTTGCACCAAATCCACTTTTATCTGTAAGTACGAATTCGCCATTCTCATTACGACCAAAGATGACGGCTGGTGAGCCATCCCATTTGATACTAATTGATGAAGGAGAAGTTTCTATCTGATGTAATTTAGCGATTGCTTTTTTACCACCTTCACTTCCTGCTGGTCCGTCAAGTCCTAGAATAAGGTCTTCTAAATGTTGAATTCTTGCGCCCTCTTCATTGAGTGCTTTATCCAGAAGTTTCTTCATCTTCTGATGGAAACCTATTTGTTTATTACGAGGCTTTCTTGGACCTCTAAATCTTCTTTGACGACCTTTGTCTAATATATCTTCAACTTTCATCTTACTTATCCCCGTATGGATTTTCACCTGTTAATTTAGGACGAGCAAACCACAGTTTAAACCATTCTTTTGTGCCTGGTTCTATGTTGTTTTTCTTTTGATACTTAGACTTTTCAGTTCCTGTATAAGAAATATTTTCTTGCTTGGTTTCTTCAGGTTGGTATGGCTTATAGATACCAGAAAGAACCTTTAGTTCTTCAAGTTGCTGTTCGAGGCTACTACTTTCTTTTAGCATGAGTTATTCCTCGCTTAAACTTTCTCAAGTCGCCAGTTCGTATGCTATTAACCAAACGCTTAGATAAATCTACGGCAACATCATTATCAAACTCACGGTGAATGAATTCAATTAGATTTATTGCACCAGAAATAATATGTTCGCCCTTTTGTTCAACGAATCTCTCTGGCTCATTCTTAGAAATCGCCATTGAGTTTAATTCTTCAAAAAGACTTTTACGTGGTTTCTTAGTCATAAAATTGCTCTCCAAGAGATAAATTCTCTATCAACAGTATTTATCAATTATCATCAAATGGAGTAGACTTTTTTGTCTTTAACATCGCTCTCAAATCCCTTGAGGCGTTTGTCTTCTCCGGTGGAATAGCGGAGTCACTCATAGTATCAGTGACCGTGTTTTTTCTTTTTAATGTGTCCATAACTTTTGAAGTTTGGGAATCTTGTGAACCAACTGCTAAATCATCATCTTCTAAATCTGAATCACTAATTCTAAGACTATCTCTGTCAAATACTAGATTTATCTTGGAACCAACACCACTAGAACTTCTTGTTTTCAATAATTGTAATTGATATTGGCCACGTTCTCTCATTGCATTACTAGTAAAGATACCAATAACATTATCAGCAGTTTGAATTTTAGAGATACCACCAGCAATATGAGAGTGGTCAAACTCAATTTCTTCTACTGCTGAACGATTTAATTGCGATGCTGTAACTACAACTGTTTGAGATTCCATCGCAAAGTTACGAATTTCTTCTGTGACATACTTGTCTTTGATAAACAAATCACCTGGATTGACTTTCTTAGTCGCAGGCATTAACAAATCTAAGTAGTCGATACAAATACAATCAACTGTTTTACCTGTTACGATTTGAAGTTCTTTTAGATAAGCACGAACATCATTGATTGATGAACCAGAAGACATATACTTAATTCTAAGCATACCAGATTTCTTACCGATAGTCTTCACTTTCAACTCAACATCATCTAATTCTTTAAAGATACGCCTAGTACTCTTGTCAGTTGCCATCGCATCGATACGCATTGCTGACAATTCTTCTGATAATTCTAAAGTAAGATAGACAACATTCATACCGGCTTCTGCCCAGTTCAATGACATATTCTGCATAAACAAAGATTTACCAGAACCAGAACCACCGGCAAAGATAGTTACTTCGCCTCGATTAATACCACCATAAAGTTTATCATCTAAGTCTTTCCAACCTGTAGTAATTTGTCCGTTATTGTCTTTGAGCATTTCAAGTCTTGCTCTAGGGTCATGGAAATAATCAGTACCTAAAGACCTTGCAAGTCCAATCTGGACTGCTTCTTTGATGGTTGTTTCTACTTCACCATATTTACCTTCTTCAAGTAAATCAGCACTATTAACGATTGCTCGTTCAATTGCTTTGTGCCTACAGAATGTTTCAAACTCGTCAACAAACCAATCATTATGCTTTACTATATCCTCTAGTAGTTCTATCTCTTGCCCGGTCTCTGCTTTTATTTGTTCAACAGATGGCATAGTAGAATATTCTGCACTATAGTTTATTAGATAGCCCACAATATCACGGCTTGGTCTATCAAAGTGGCGTTCATCAATGATGCCCATCACTCTAGTAAACAACTGCGGGTCTGTCAACATAAATTGAACAAATAATCTTTGTAAGTCTGGAGAATAGTTTTTGACTTCTGACATTTAGTTTCCTGGAAAGTTTATATTATTATACAAGTTTTTAGACACTTTGTCAACATCTAATATGTTTCAATTAGTTTATCCGCAATTCCGTGTTTGATTGCTTCTTCTGGAGTTAACCAATGGTCAGTTTTTGGTGCTAACATATGTTTACGAATATAAGGCTCTTTCTTCCCAGTACATTTCATATAATGTTCAAGTAATTTTTGATTTGTCCATTCCATATGAGATTGTGCATCTAACATATCGTGGTACTGTCCTCTAGTTCCGCCACTAAATTCATGTGACATAACTGCTGTATTTTGAGTTAGGTAACGATGTCCTTTTTTACCAGCCATCATAAGCATAACGCCACAACTTGCGATTGAACCCATGCCATATGTATGTACTGGAATACGTGACTGTTTGATAACATCGATAAGATGCATACAACTATCTACATAACCACCCGGAGAGTTGATATACAAGTGAATAATTTTTGGTGCATCTTTTTCGGGCATCAAGTTATATTCCATAATCATCTTAACTAATGGCATACAGTTGTCTTGGTTAAATTCTTTATCCATGTGTAACACGCCATTTTCTCTTAAGAATTCTCCTGGTTGTTTTGGGGGAGATGGTGGTGCTGGCATTGGAGGCATCGGTGGTGCTGGTGGCATCTCTTTTGGTTCTGGTATCACGTTCGTTTTCATCTCTTTACTTCTCATGTTATCTTTGCTCCTACGCTTTTTAGTGCGGTCGTTTGGTTCACCCGCTTATTTTTATTTACATTATTCGTGTTTTCACACTTATCTTTGTACTATTACTTATGCGGCCATCAATAATCGATTTCAGAGTATATAACTTTCCGTACTCTTTCACTGAATCTGCGGCATCCTTAATATGGTCTTCCCAGATTGGAAATGAAACACTCCAACCATTTTCTTGTGCCTGATATATTAACTTCTTACCGGCGTTATCTCTGTCAGGACATACGATAACTTCCCCTTTAAACTGATTGATATAATCAATTTGTTTCTGTGATGCTTCGTTGCTCATTATAGCAACACAATCTAAGACTGCGGCATCAATCGTTCCTTCAACTACAATCAAATATTCTCTATCTTCTTTAATCTTATCAGAATTATATAAAAAATTCTTTGGTTGCTTTGTCATATATTTAGATTCTGAATTACCTGTAATGTCTCTTCCTGTAAATCCGACAATTCTATCACCTTGTGTGAATGGAAATATGATGCGGTTCTTAAATCCAAATGTGCTACTCCAATAAGTATCTACAAAATCATATAAACCTCTATCAAGTAGATATTTTGCCGCCATAATTGCACCTTCAGGTGGACTATCTTTGTTAATTATATCTTCTAATAATTCTGAACTTTCTGGCAACTTCATTCCAGGAAATGATGGTATTCTAGTAGTTTGTGTTTTAGATGTAAACACCCACGGTCCCTCTGATAACTCTTTTTCTCTTATACTTTCAATCTGTAATCTTTTTATCTCACTCTCAGGAACACCAAGCAATCTCATAAACTTAACAAAATTCTTGTTTATGACTTGACCTTTTCTATGAGATGCAGTTATACCACAGTTAAAACAATGATATGATACTAAATCACCCTCATTCTTCAATCCACCCCTCATTCTTGTATCAGAACGAGCCTCGCCCTGGTCGATACAGCACGGACAATTAAAACTCAGCCAACCGCCTGAACTTTGTCTTGTCTTACCGGGAATGAATTGATAAACAGTTTGTTGTAGTTCCATCTAATTATAATACAGTATTGGAACTTAAAAGTCAAGTGGTTAATTAGTTTCTCATCAAAATTTTATCTACTGTGCCTGTTGCTGTATTTGGGTAGGTAACTCTAAGCCAATTAACGTTTGAACGAACAACATAACCTTGTGTACCAGTCTCATTATTAATTGTAATGCTCGGGTCATACATAAGTTCTGGTGTTAAGTCAAACCAATCATTATCCGATGAACTTGGCTGAACACTTAAATCGCCTTCTATCTTTAGAACTCCTGTAAATCCTGTATAATATACAGCAAATGTGTGAAGAGATTTAGATTTGATAGTATCACCTGCACCGTCAAATACAGTAGAGATAAACCTGCTACCATCATCAAAGAATGTTGATGTTGACTGTGAGTCTGAGAACTCTGGATAAACATCATCTAGTACCTCAATTACGCCGTGAGCATTGTCATTCACATCTGTATAAATGATTTGCTCTACACCATTCTCAACAGTGTACATTGCGAATTGATAAAAGCCCTCGGGGAGTAAGACTGTATCTGATGTCGCAATGGCAACTGTTGCCATACCTTTAGTTGCGTTAGTAACTGTTAAATATCGAAAGAGAACATTTTCCCTTGATTCTCTGTCGTACATTTTCCATATAACAGTTTTTCCAGTAAGGTCTACAGATTTTCTATCTGTGTCCCTAAATTTAAATCTAAGAGTATTGTCGATACCCTTATGCAGTTTGTGTGTAGTATCGTACATTGGCATATTCCCCAGGTATTGAGACATAGTTGCGTTGTTGTCGCTATCTAAGACAACAACCTCTATATCTCGTTGGTATTGGTATAAATTAAAGTTTATCATGTATGTATTTATCTTCCAGACTGTGATTTATAGGATGCATAAATATAATTTATGGAAGACGAAAACAAAATAAAATGGCTACAGGATAATTATCCATTCTTTTCTTGTGTTAAATATGGCAATAAAAAAGAATATACAGAATACCTTGGAATCATCATTAACAGTGACGCTACAATCACATCAATGTACAACTTCGAAATAATCAATACTGCCGAAGCAAGAAAGCATTTTATAGAACTTGGCGAACAATGGTGGTGGGAATCAAATAGACTTATTCCTATAAACCTTTTTCTACGTTCTCAAATTGAACCATTCAAAAATTGTATTCTGAATATGAATTCTAAAGATGTCGAAGTTCTTTGGGGACCAGAAACGAGTTTAACGAATATTATTCAAAAGAGAATTAAGAGGCGCTCTGTTCAACTTGTTCGCAAAATAGATTAAGTTGCACCACGATACTTACTGCATATGCAATTGCGTGTGCTTTCTTAAAATAATATGAACCATCAGTTGGTTTAATCCAAACTTCTTTCTTAATTTTTTCTTTACTCTCGTTTAAGAGAGGTCTTTTTGCTGGACGTATGATTGCTAGAACTTCTGCAAGTTCGATAACACTAGATGGTTTCAACACTCTTAAAACATTAATATGAGCGTGTACGTGTGCGAGATTTTTAACAACATCTTCGTGTTGCAACAAGTCCCATATTGGCTCTTTGTTTGTTAGTTCATCTAAGTGTTGTTCGTCTCTTACGCCAGTATATAAAGAATTGTTTAGAAAATCTAACTTGAAGTATCCTCTATCTTCTGCCTCTTTATAATCAATTGATGAAAGACCCGTAAGTTGGTCAAATGGAATAGGCTGAAGATATACACCGCTGTTATGTTTGTCATAGGTATCGTCTTTCTTTTTTATAATTGCTGGAATATGCTTGAAGTGAACCAACAGGTCATCTCTGCTAACTACATCAATATCAATATCTGTTTTTACTACATTCATTTCCATACCAAAGCGAACATTGCCGCATCATTTTCATCTTCAAAATATATCTTATCTGATTTTCCTATAACATATATTCCATTACAATTGTCATCACACCAATCTACTAGTTCACCTAATCGACCAGCACCTTTTACAATTGGCTTTATTTCATAATCTATCTTATCAGAAGAAATAGCAGTCCATTTTAAATAATCTTCGTTATCAAAATCAGATGCAAATCTTCTTTTAGGGTTCTTTTCAGGTCCTACTATTCTACGAAGTCTTAATAGACGTTCTTGTGTTCTTTTGGGATTGCGTCTTATTAACTCTCCCACGGAAACTCCACCCAGATATTTTCTTCATCTAAGTCAATTTCTTCATTACAATAATCCATCGGAACTTTAGAATTTGGATTATCAATTAATGATGCAAATCTTACATTTGTATGCCATACTTCTGATTTGTAGTCTCCTACCATGCCCATTGATTCTTGCCAATCATTCTGTATCCATTCCATTGCGTCTCCGCCTCGATTGATATCATCAATAATTAAAATTTTCTTGTTATCTTTTAATGCATCCCTAGCCATAAGGGCATTACGTTCAGTATTTTCATCAAGTCCATCTGATTCTAATTGTACGCATAATGTTTTCATAGGAATGTCAGTAGTGTGTGAAAGTAAAACTGCTGGTACTAATCCGCCTCGTGTTATGCCTACGATATAATCGGGTCGCCATTCATCTTTAAACATTTGCATTGCAATTGAATTTACTGATACTTCAACTCCTACCCAAGTGTATTCTCTAATATGTTTCATTCTGTCTCCATGTCTGGTCCAGAAAGTAATGCTTCTGCGGCCTTGTACTGTTTGTAAATATCCTGTAACACTTCATACTTCTCTAGCATCTCTTTATCGGGTACAAGAATTGATAAACGATTTTCAATTGCTTCCAGTCTGCTACTCATAGATTTAATTTCATCATCTCTTGGGTCACCTAAATCACTCCAATAATTATCATCAAGTGTTATTGTAGTAGGCGATATGTAACCATCGGAACTATCNGTATCTAATGTTATCATTAAATCTTCTGGATTCATTTCTTATTCTCCTTTTTGATTACTTGCCAACTTCCATCTGGATTTTCTATCCATTCTAAATCATCGTCTTCGCCCCAACCCAACCTTGCTAAAGTTTCCTTTGGTAACTCTATATATAATTCACCCGTTTCTGGGTCTTTCTGTATTAGTAGACTACCGACTACTGAAGTTTCTTTTTTCGTTGCCATTATATACCTGCCTTCTTCAATATCATTTTAACAAATTGAACATCTTCTACCCTTGCGTTGAACTTTCGTGTCCAAAATGCGGGCTCTAAATAATCATTTATCAACGTCAACTCGTGGTCAGAAAAACTATCAATTAATTCAGCACCATTATCACAATTAAAAATAACCCAAGGACTAATGCGTCCTGATTTGATATAATGTATAGCCAATGGTTTACTGACTTCCTCAAAAAACTTGTTAAAAGGTCTTTCATATTCTTCACCCCACTTCTGCATTAATAATATGCTTCGTTCTACCGCTCTGTCCGCAGATTCTTTTCTATTTAACTCCTGTACATAGGTATTATATACTGAATCTGAAGTCCATTTATCTAATTTTACACTATTTTGTATAACAAAGTCAACGTATTCTTCAGGATTTATTGCATTTATATTTAGTATATGCTTTCCAAACTTAGTAAAACCTAGATAAAACTTACTTTTTGCAAACATATCAAAGTCAATTGGTTTGCCTGTTGCTTGTGTTAACTCATAAAAACGATTGAATGCATAAAATGCCAGTCTGCTATACTTTTCATTTTTATTCATATATCGTCTTTTAGGTTCACAGACGTGGACCATTATAGTCTTTTCAGACTTAAACTTTTTTAAACAATATTGACATTCAAAACTCATTTACTTTTCTTTTTCTTTGCTTTCTTTTTTTCAAAAATTTCACTGACTTCTTTGTCAGACATACCCATATCAGTTGCCATTTGTTTCATATCTGAAACATCGTTCATTTTTAGAAACAATTCAACTTCAATACCATTCATTGTAGGATATGTTTCTGAAACAAATTGCGAAATAGCATCTTTCTTTATTTTAGAGTTTGGTGCTTTAATCCATTCGTGGTACTGCTTCTTACCTGTTCCGGTCAAACACATTAACTTCCAAACTAATTCTTCGTGCTTATAGATATCTCCATAATGCTTGTTTACAAATTCATTCGTATTGAGTAACAAATCATCTCTATCTTTACCTTTCGTAGAACTTGCATATCGAATGAATAACCAACTACTCCACGCCTTCTTCTTTTCAGCATCCAGATTTGCATACCAATTGAAATCTCTTCTATCAATTGCACCCAATACATCAGATAGTGGTAACTTAGCCGCCATTATAATACCTTCCACCAAATAAAAACAAAAAGTTCTGAGCATGTTTTTCGTAATCAAAATAAAAAGACTCATCATTATTGCCAGTTTCTACTATCCAATCTGACCACGGAATATTTTCTACGCACCATTCATAGGCAGTACTAGATTTCTCATATGAGTCTATTACAATTCTATGATTTTTAAAAGAAGTCATAACTGCTCATTTGGTCTGGAATTCGATTTAAGTCTTTTACAAAATATGCACACTTTGGACTATCTCCGTATTCTAATGGGATTGCAAGAATATGGCCGTACTTCAATTTAGGAAAGAACCATTTCACATCTGCAAACACATTGTTAATTTTAATTGGTTGCCAATCCATTGTATACCCTTTTAATGGATTTGTCAATAGCGTATCGAATTTACGTTCATTGATACTTGTTAATGGAATGAATTCTAGTAATCCTAGGTCTGCTTCTCCAATCATAATATTCCAATCTATTGGCATTTCAATCGTATGTGGGCCAATACTAATACTCATACTAGGCGCACTGAATGTTTCTATAAACACAAGTGGAATAAAAAAGAAATCTGGGTCATCTTTATCTGTTACATCCATGACACAATAACGAATGTCATCAATTTCTTCTGGTAAACTGTTCATTTCAAAACATCTGTTATCTGGTGTTAATATTTTCATAGTTGTCCTTTAATATGTAATCTTATCGATTGTGAATGGGTATGAAGCATCTTTGTAGTACTTTTTTCGTTCTGTTAAATGTCTTTTTGAAAACTTACAACGACTGGTTACATCCCATATTTGTACAAAGTCTTTGTCTTCTGCCATTCGAACTCCACGACCAATCGATTGGATAACTCTAACAAACGATTTGCCTGGTTCTAGTAGCACTAAATTAAAGATACGAGGAATATTAATACCAACTGCGGCTACTCCATAAGTGGCAATTGTGATTGTATTAGTACCTTCATTTATATCATTGTATGCATCTTTTCTATCTGAGACTGCCATTGAACCTTGAACGAATTCAGATTCTGGTATTAAATCCTGTAATGCTTCTCCATTTTTAATTCTATTTGTCAGAACAAGAGTATTTCCAGTTTTGGAAATGTCTTTAATCATCTTAGAAACATAACCTAATCTCTTTTTATCTTCAAGTAAAAATGTCATTTCGTTCTGATAGTTGGAGTACACTGCTGTTTCTTGTGTCTGTACAATGTTTACATGGCAGTTTGCTAGAACACCTTGGTCCTGTAATTCTTTTGCTGACAATTTGTTTATAACATCGCCAAGTGAACTACGCAAACTAGCAGATTCCCAATCACTCTTAGGAATAGTTCCTGTTAGTCCCCAACGAATAGGCACATTAGCAAATACACTAGTAAGTAAATCTTTCAATACATCTGCTTTTGCTTGGTGAGTTTCATCAACAATTACACAACAGACACCATCAATGAAGTCCATAATATTGGCTTCACCTTTCTTAGTCTTTTTCAATAACGAATTGAGAGATTGCCAAGTACAGATTGTATGAGTTCTGCCTTCTTCTTTTTTATCACCAAAATATACACCAACATCTAATCCACAATTTGTGTAATCTTCTTCTGTTTGGCGTACTAAGTCTTTATTTGGTACAATGATGATTGACCTACCATATTTCTCAACTACTCTACTCATAGTTGCAGTCATAATCGTCTTACCAGCACCTGTGGCTATCTCTTGGAGACACTGTGGTGCTGATATAAACTGATTGATTACTTCTACTTGATAGTCTCTTAATACAATTGGTTCGCCCGCTTTTATATGTCCTTCAGGCCAAGTAACTCCGTCCCAGAAGTTCTCAGTTATAATAGGAAAACTCATTTCTTCGTTTTCACGCCTATCATCAATGACTACCTCGTAACCTTGTTCAATGATTACTGGTAAAACATCATCTAATAAATTTAGAAATGTTCTGCCACCGACATCACAAAAGCGGACTGTGCCATCCCATCGACCGAGTTTGTATGCAGGCATATGATATGCATGAGGTAAGAAATACTTCAATTTGTCACTGCATTTTCTACGAGTTGATGGGTCAAGGCCTTCTAACTTGACATTTACTTCGTCCTTGATTATGATTGTACATTTACTCATTATGATGCTAATTTATACCATTCTGGTTGCTTTGTTTTCCAAGTTGCAATATGACTTTTATGTTTGATGTAGTAATTTCTGTATGCAGTCACACTGTCTTTATCTCTTACATCATCTGGCATTGCTTGGGTTGGTTGAGTAAAAGATGCATCACTGATGTTTACAGGTGGATACTTCAATGCTTCACTCAATTTTGTATAAGATAGGTGGTCTTTACCGTATCGTATCTTAAATTCTTCGTGTAAATGAGACCACATTTCATATAGAAATGCATAATTATGCCTACTTGCACGAGTCCAGATGTTACTTGGATGATTTACGTGTGATGCTTTATAGATGATATTTTCCATATTGTCACTTAAACGCCATCTTTTGATTCGTCTACCAATTTTATTCTTATCGTGCCACTCTACGCCGTCACAAACACGATGGGCTGTTGACATTAGTTGGGCATACTCTACGAGCATCTTACTACAGTGTTTATCTAGGTGCATTTCTGCACTTGTTTTTGCATTTTTGTCTAAGTAAAATATATTCATATAATTTCTCTATACTCTCTTCTTGTCATAATAACTTAGTATAACATAATTCGCCATATAATTCAAGTCTTTTCTGCATAAAAAAACGCCGGTAATATTTCTATTACCAGCGCCGAGGGGTTGACTTTTTAAACTCTTATGAAACTCTACGCTTCATACAAGTTGATTCTGCTAGAGTTTTCCATCTTACTTTGTTCATATTACGAAGGTCTGCAATCTTTTGAGCCATTCTCAATGAGACTTCACGCAACCTATCTTGTTCGTCAACCATAAACTCAATGATTTCTTGCTCTTCAATTTTAGTTAGACCTTTAGTATCAAACAACCCACCGTCTCTGGCAATCTGTTTAATTCTCATAATCTTATCACGGGTAGTATCAAGTGTAAGGTCAAGGTAATGACAACGAGAAAGAATTGCTTCTAAGTGGTCTTTGATTTTAGTTTGTCTAGTACTATCAAACTTCAAGTTTGTAATAAAGATAACTGAACCTTTAAATTCNAATTCACCNGGAACACCTTCTCTACGCAAGAAGTTGGAATCAGAGTTCCAAGAAATTCGTCTTTTCTTGCCACTATCAAGTGCGGCTTTAAGAATGTTCAAAGCATCTTCATTCCAAAGAATACTATCACAATCATCTAGGACTACAATACTTTTTGAATCCGAGTACTTGTAAAGAGTACTATATAAACCAATTGCCGACATTGCACCTTTAACAAAGGTATGTCTTAATGGTTTATCAGCCATCATATCAAACAAACTATCTTTTTCAAGTATTTGTTCAACACCAAATGTTTTACCGACTCCTGGAGGTCCTGTAACAATCATACCTCGAACAATACCGTCTAGTGTAGCACCCGTCATTTCTTCTAAAATAGAAAAACGTTCTGCAATTCGGTCAATCGCTTGTTCGTCAGTTTCAATCACTTCTTTACCAAGTTCAGCATTTTCTACTTCGGTAACTTGGTCTTGGTTTTCAATCTTAATTCTACAAGCATCACGGCCAGAAAATACTTTTTCAGTCGCATCTGTTGTTTTAACTTTTACAAAGTATGACCCATCTTTCGACTTAGTGATACCTTTAATTAATGGGAAACAACCGTTTATCTCGGTGTTGTTATAAGACCCGTTTTCTATTTTTATCATATTCATATTCAACCCTCTCATTTGTTTAATATAAGTATATTATAGCACAGATATGATATCTGTCAAGTTTTTAATCATTTTATACTTCAGACCTACGCAGTGAATAATCTTCTTTCTCTACTGGTCCATCTTTTAGTACCTTATGGGCTTCTAGCCACAGAGAACTGCCAACTACTTTCGTCATATCGTTCACTAGTAGAGCCATTTCTTCTGCAAACTTAGGTGCAAAACTCTTATCAAACACAAAAATAGACAAACTGTTGTCAATCATATCAGCAAGTTTAACAAATTGTGCTTCTGCGGGCGCCTCTGCTAGTCGTTTCCTATCGATTGCTTTACGAACAGCACGATTGCCATCTTCTGGTTTTGATGTATCTGTTAACCATTGAACCATTGTGGCAACTTCGTCACCAAATAGAGCATTAATATCTGCTAGTGTGTACGCAGTATCCTCTACAACATCGTGCAACAACGCACCAGCCTGCTGGATTTCGCTACCACCGTGTTGTGACACTAGGCGTGCTACTGCCATAGGATGAACAATATAGTCTTCACCAGTGTATTTCCGCTTCTGTCCCTCGTGGGCCTTAATAGCGAAAGCGAATACATCTTTAAGTAAACTTGTTTTCATCGTATCTTAAATCTTTCTGTTCCGTATACAATTTTATTGATAGCGTCTCGTTCAACGATTAATTCTTCTAGTGTCTTGCCGTATCTCTTATAGTCCATATCTTCTGGACTAATAGGTAACCATTCACCAGTCTTTTGTGACTTTACATACTTAATCATACAGACACCTTAGATAGTTTAAGAGTAGTCAATGTAACTGGTAACAATACCGCACTCATAGTCGCCACAAAAAATACTAATCCAAATATTATCTCTGCCATCTCACTATTATATTCTGTCATTTTTACTCCTCTCATTTAATATACTATTATTGTAACACAAAAATGTGGTTTGTCAAGTTTTTGCAATTTTATATCGCAACATCCTTGAAGCCAAAACTAGCAACTACTGATTGCTTACCAGTTTCATCTTCGACAATATCACCGACACTAACACTGTACATACTTGATAAACGTTCAATGTTTTCTTCTGGTCCCATATTACCTACGTGAAATACACCTTCTAAACTATCAGCGGTAATATTTGATACGTGAGTATAGTAACCACGGTTGAAGGCATCAGCCGCAATCATACCTGTATCATTTTTACGTAGGTTCATATCTAATTTTAAAGATTGCTTATGAACTGCATCGTGACCTTCTTCGTTAATCAGGTCAATTTCTGCGTCCGTAAGGTGGATTTGAAACAGTTTAAATTTATTCATTATTTCTCTCCTTTAAATTCATAAGGTTTGTCCCACTTACCAATGTTAATGTGGGTGTAATAAGCAGTATCAAAATAGTCAATCATTGCATCTGACTTGTCATACCAAGCACGACCACCCTCTATTGATGCGGGTGCAGTCTTCATAATATTGATAATTTCGCTGAATAATGCTTTGTGTTTACCGTAATTTTCAGGATAATACTCATTGATTTGCTCGTAACCATCGAACACATATTCGGCAGCCTCTGGGTGATACTTATCTTTTTTGTTTAAACTTCCGTCAAAAAAGTTGATTTCACCAGAAACAATAGAAACATTCAGACTTGAATAATTATTTCTAGTAACAGAAAATTTTAGTTTGTTTTTGAAACGCTCTTTAAGAGCAACTCGAACCGCTTTTACTTCTTCAGTTGATATATAAGCCATTTATTAACCTCTCTTTATTGAATATACTTATAGTATACATCAAAACGAGGATTTGTCAAGTTTTTAGGTGTTTTTTGTGTAAATTAGACTGGAATTTGTTCTTTTTCAGTGGGCATATCGTCTAAAACATCCCATTTTTCAATAAAATTGTCTAAATCTGTGTCTATTAATGAACGNCTGTTGCCTGAATCTATATATCTATAAGACAAACATATAACGAACGGATTATCTGGTGGATAATACGCATCAGTAATTTTTGCTAACCGATGGCTTGTTTTGTGTTGGATTATTGTTCCTGAAGTTATTGTTGGTTTATTCATCATAGTTTTATATTATTATTAAACAAACTGCTTACACTTTCTTCATTACTTACTCTGCGAATTGCTTCACCGAACAATTTCGAAACACTAACTTGTCGTGTCTTTTTTAAATCGCTAGGACAACGAAATTCGATACTATCTGTAATGACTAATTCTTCTAATACACTCTTTTCCACTTTTTTACAGGCTTCACCTGTTAATACTCCGTGAGTAATGTATGCTCTNACACTTAATGCACCAGCATCCATAATTGCCTGTGCGGCATTACATAATGTTCCGCCACTATCAACAATATCATCAACTAAAATAGCGTGATGTCCTTCAACCTCACCAATAATGTTCATTACTTCACTTTGACCTGCTCTTGGTCTGCGTTTATCAACAATAGCAATATCATCGTGGAACATATCAGCAAATTTTCTTGCTCTTACAGTACCACCAGCATCTGGCGAAACAAATACAGTACTTTCATACGCTTCATTACCCAAATGTCTCTTAATATCTTTGGCAAATACAATACGACTTGTTAAATCATCAACTGGAATATCAAAGAAACCTTGAATTTGTCCAGCGTGTAAATCCATCGTCAGAACTCTATCTGCTCCGGCTTCTGTAATCAGATTTGCTACAAGTTTAGCAGTAATTGGTGTACGACTTGCACTTTTTCTATCTTGTCGTGCGTAACCAAAGTAAGGTATGACTGCTGTAATTCGTTTTGCACTACTACGCTTTGCGGCATCAATCATTACAAGTAATTCCATAAGATTATCGTTTACTGGAGTACTTGTACTCTGGACAATAAAGACATCTTCACCTCGAACATTCTCTAAAAACTCTACACTACTTTCGCCATCAGCAAATGCTTTAATGTCAGTAGGAACTAATGCAGAGAAACAATATCCAGCGATTTCTTCTGCAAGTTTTGAATTACTATTTCCAGATATAATTTTCATAGTTGAGGAACTTTGTTATCTTCAATTAGTTTCTCACATTCTCTTTGAATCTGCTGAACTTCAAGTTTCATTACTTCGATTCTTTGTTGCTCAACAGTAATATCAACTATTGCAGTAGCAACTTCGTGTGCCATTTGCTGATATCCGTATTTCATTCCACTCTTATAACTAAAGTAAGCACAAGCGCCGATAAAAGCACTCATCATTATTACTATATCTGTTCCTATCATCATCATTCCTTAAGTTTGATTATTAAAATAGTATAACACAATTTAGTCTGGTTGTCAAATTATATACATATTTATCTTACTTCACATCAGTATCTACTGTATCTAAAAAGTCGCATAACCGAGGGTCTAAATAATCGTGGTAATCTCTATTAAGTACTTTGTCTGTTAATACTGTATAATTTTTCATTCTTCGTTGATGATATAATTTTGTTTTCTCATCAACTTTATTATTCTTTATATATCCTTCGAAGTTTTTAATAATACGGCTCAAATGAAGGTCGTAGGCTGGAAGTTGTAAAGATTTGTAATACTCTAAGGCTTCATTTATTAGTTCATCGGGTAGCCATTTAATATGTAAAACATTGTCCATATTATGTAAAGAGAAGTTTATATTTCCGTCAACAGCAAAATGGTCATATTTCAAGCCAGAAACAATATCAGGATAATTAGCAAAATCAAATATATTGTATGCCATCGCTACCGCACTAATCTCAGCCCAACCTCTAATTTTTCCTGATGTGAAATATTCATCTAATGTTTTCAATCGTTTCTTTAATAAGTCATAACGATAAGGCGCTCTAATATAGTCATATGTACTGCCTGTGCCGTCTGCACTTATCAGCATTCGTATGTGTCGAAAATGTGTTAATAGTTCCATAACCTCAGTGACAAATTTAGTGCCATTTGTAGTTACTTCTAATGATATATGTTCTGCGTGTCCAGTGTCAATTATATATTTCAACAATTCAATAAAATGAGAATTTATAAAAGGTTCTCCGCCTGTACATTGTATTTCTTGTAATTGTGGGACTAATCGTTTAATTTCTTCATATAGTGTCTCTGGGAATTCTCCTGGTGTCCATTGCCATTTATGTGCATCATCCATATATAAATCTAAATCATCTTCTTTGGTTACATTTTGTAAAGCAAGATACTTGTGCATTTTATTATCTAACGGAACCCACATATCACTGCTACCACTTGTACACATTAAGCAATGTAAATTACACTTATTGTCAAACTTTAAATCTAATGAACGTAGTCTTGGGTTTTTGACCATCTCGTCTATNTCATACTCNAANCCTCCGTCAGCNNNGCCTNCACCAGGTTCTANGTAAACTTGATTCATTCCTTGTCGTTTGCTTTTTATTCCTAGGTCTTCTTGTCGCCAACAACTANTACAGGCAGTATGTCGTTTGCCCTCCATCATTTGCTGACGGATATCTTTCATAAATTTACTATTGAATGCTTGNTTTGCCGACATGGCATATGGTTTGAAGNCTNTTTTATCTTTAGGATTATACATCTCAAGGCNAACTTCTTTATCATCCATACCNATTGCTACTGCTTCATTTGCCGANCAACAGGGTCCGTATGANCCACCNTTATGTAAAACTAGTGCGGNAAATGGATATGTACACCAAGTGTCNGAGGGATAACTTTTCATANCACTATTTATTCTATTAATACAGAACTGACTTACGCAATAGTTTCTTCTTTATCAACTGGTGTTTTTGGTTCTTCTACAACATCTTTTTCTAACAATGTTATCAATTCATACATCTCATAACAATCATATCCTGAGACCGCTAACGCACCTTTGATGTATGTAGGATTAATTGGCAATAACGCCTCATTTATTTTGTGGTATGTAATTATTTTGTTTCTATATATAACTCCGCGAGAAGTTAATGAAGTGCATTCTTGTACATAATAGTCTATTCCACCTAATACCATCACAGACATTTCTTTATCTTCTAACTCAGATGCAAGAACAAGCAACTCTGGGTCAGTATCAATAACTTGATGCGGCTGTGCCTCAACTGACTTCACAAATGCAAATATAATTACAGCCGTTATTAATGTTGCATAAGTTAGATACTTAAATGACATGACCTCTTTCTCTAAGTCTACGTTTCCAAGCACCACCTATTTTCTGCTCAGAATATTGTTCTCGTAACCAAACTAGAGTTGGCTCTTTAACTTCTTCTTCAATTCCTGGATTTTTAGCCAAAGATTCGATTAGTTGATTAATTTCATCTTCAGTTAGATTTAATAGGTTCATCTTGTTCTCCTTCTAGTTATAATTTATTTATGTTATTGTTTTACGATTATCTTTCTTCCAATTAGTCTGTTGAATAATATTCATAGCCCATAAGAAATGGCTAATCTCATTCGGATGACCATCATTAATTGGTGACCGGTGCAATACTTTCCAACTGGTTTCTAATTTATCTAATTCTTTACTGATTAATGTTGTAACATTAGAAATATTTTTAAATATTTCAACTTCTTTCACCATATATTGCCATTTTTCTGGTTCATTTATCATAGGAAGTTCTATATCATTTTCACCAAGGCAATTTAATGTGTAATTAGACCAAGATTTTTTAATATAGGTCTGAGTGTCAGAGACCTCGTAGTCATTTATAAAATCACTGAAATTTTTCCATATACAAATTTTTGCATTTGGCAATTCTTTAGCAATACCAGTTAGTTCATCAAAATCACTCTTTTCACGCAACTTAAACCAATCATTGAACTTGGGATTCGTAATATCTTTTCCTAAATCTTTTCCTTTGAAATAATCTCTGCCTGGGGATGTTAGTTGTGCAATGATATATATTTCTTTATAATTTTTAAAGTTAGGATGTTCTTGTATGCAATTTATCATACTTCCAAGATTCTCTGTTATCGTAGAATTATTAGCACCTGGTATTGCCTTAAGTAGCAAATCAGCGTTTAGGTATTGTGCTACTCTACCTGAAAAGATATTACAAATTCTTTTTTCTAAATTATCTTTATGTTTATGTGATTTTATTCCAAATAAACTATCTCCATATGTCCAACTTTCTCCACTGACGATTAATAACTTGTCTTTGCCTCGTGGAACATAAACTCCCGTGTTTTTTAAAGGCAACCTATAGTGCTTGGTTTCTTCTGTGTGCGTTGTTTGGTCAATATAAAATACAGGACAATCATCTAATAGTGAAAAATCACCTATATCGTACATTTTATGGTCTGTCTTTTTCCATGTCTTTAATAAAGAAATCATTTTATTTCCTTAAAGGCGCACGTTCTATGTCTTCTTCTTCACATTTTAGTCCTGTTTGTATTTCTACGATTCGCACAGGTGTAGAAGTTTTGTTACTTAGTTTATGCCACCAACCAGAAGGTATTTCTACATTTTCGTGTATTCCTAGTTCTCTAGGTTGACCTTCTAACTCTAATGTAGCAACTCCTTGTGTTACTACCCAGTACTCACTTCTATATTGATGTTTTTGTAATGACAAAGATTTTCCTGGAGATACTACAAGTTCTTTTACTTTTGTTTTAAGATTTGCGCCTGTTCCGTCTTCGTGTAATACTCTATAGTAACCCCAACTACGAATTGTTTTTGGTGCTTTCCATTCTTCTAAAATCCAACTACTTGAATTTTGCTTTTCATTTCCACCTACGCCCCAAACAAAACCAAATCCAGGTGAAGTATCTGCAATAGATGTTGCAAAATCCACTTCAGGAGTATTTCCTTTTTTTCTATCACCGCCATTTACAAAGATTATTTGGTCATTTGGATAATGTGCAATAACTTGTTTAATGAAATTGATAGCAGTGTCATCATCATCCATAAAGGTGAAGACTTCATCTACCATTTGTAAGTTATTGAGAATAGCCAAGCGTTCGTTCCAAGGCATAAAACATTTACCCTTTTTGCGTTCTAACCATTCGTCTGAGTTTAAGCCAACAATGAGCATATCGCCCATTTCTTTTGCGGCTTTAAGATATGAAATATGTCCAGAATGTACTGGGTCAAATCCACCAGTTGCGAGAACTATTTTCATTCTTTTCCTCCCAGTTTAATTTCATAACCCATTGTAACTCCTATCTTACC